TAATCTTAAATTACCATTTGAGCCTGTAATATCAGCAGAAGCTCCAAAGCCTGTATCTGTTAAAGTTATAATTGGGTCATTAGCAGCAGATAAATGTAATAGTGTTGAAGGATTATCAGTTCCGATTCCAACTCTATTATTTGTAGCATCAACAACTAAAGTAGAGGTATCTACTGTTAAGTTGGCAGACATTTTTACATCGCCGACTATATCTAAAAGAGTAGAAGGGGAAGCTGTTCCGATACCCACTCTTGAATTAGAATTATCTACTACGAATGTTGGGGAATCAAAAGCAACATCTCCTGTTACGGTAAGATCAGCAGGCATAGTAATGTTTCCAGATAGCTTAGAGCTAGTAACGGTACTATCGCTTGGCGTTCCTATATTAACTGGATTAATAACATAAACAGTTACGATAAAGTCTGCTGTTACACCGTCTGTTATTGTTAATGTTTGGCTTGATATGGTGTAAGCATCTTGTGCTTGAAAAACACCATCAATAAAAACTAATAAGTTATCTTCTGCTGCTGGAGCGTCTGATAATGTAAAATCTGTTTGAGGATTACCGCCAACATCTGCTGCGGTAAAAGTATCTACAGTTAAATTAGAAGATTGTAGGTTGACCAAGTTATCTACTATAACTTCGATCTTAGTTCCATTAATTGGAGCCGCATCAAAACTTAATGTGCTTCCACTAAAACTAAAAGTATCGTGATGTTGATATACGCCGTCTAAGAATACAGAAGCATTTGCCTCTACCCCGGGATCTACGCCAACATCATAGTCTGTTGCACTTGAGGCTGCTGTTGCGGAGAATACAGTTTGGTTTGCAGACTTGGCTGCAATGTTCTCTTGTATATCTGTTAATAATGCTGAAGTAGCTCTTAATTCGGCTGCATCGCCTGAGCTAAATGATCTGGCAGTTGTATTATCAACCCCCCTAATGATCGTAAGTGTATTACTACTTCTTGCTGTTACCTTTACTATTTCATTATTAGTACCATCATCGAAGGTACAATAAAAATGTTCACCAGCACCTAAGATCGGAAATACAGACCCATCAGTAACAGTAGCCGTTGTTACACTGCTATTTATTCCAGAAGCAAGCGTTGTTTTGGCGTTGTTAGTAAATTTAACAGCCATCTCGTTGACTCCTTAAATTAACTTACTGTAACAGTCCAAGTAATAGTCATTGAGTCAGCTGCACCTTTATTTACAACTGAGAATACTGTTCTACAAAGCAATGTACCACTTGATGATGCGTTTAAAATACCAGCCTCAGTTATAGCTCCAGTTCCAGTTCCAGCTCCGAAAGTTGCTACATACTCAACCTCATTATTGGTAACTGTTGTTGAAGTTAAACTAACTCTTCCAGACTCACTGCCTAAAGCAGAGTCTGATGCAGCGGCAGCAGTAGATCCTGTTCCAATAGCCATGTGCGACATAGCTGTTGCTGTTGCGTTTTTCATTCTTGAGGCAACATAACCCTTTCCATCTGTTACAACTACATTTGGTATTTCTTGCACAACCTCGTTGTTGATTGCAATACTTAACTTACCTGTAAGTTTTAATCCATCGTTTAACATTTATAGTCTCCTAATTTAATACACTAGTGTTTAAGGCTTGAGTATTAAGGACAGAACTTGCAGCACCCGGAATAAATAATACACTTATAGATTCAGAGATACCCAATGTATCTGACAAGCCTTTATCAAAAGATATCACTTCTGAGTCCAATAGTGAAGAGCTATCAGAGAAGGGTTTATTAAAGGTAATAATACTTGTTTCCGCTACAGATACGCTATCTGTTTTTGCAGAACTAAAAGATTTAATATCGGAATCGCTAAAACTAAAAGAGTCTGATTTTATAAATGATGCTGAGTAATTTAATTCCTCAGTTAGCGTAGCTATATTGTCCTTATCAAGTAAGTTATCCGTTTGGAGTGGGTCTGTTGCACTCGCCAAATCATCAAGAGATACAGCATCTGTAAAACTTCTAGAAAACACAACAGTTCTTGAGAATATTTCTGACATAGATACACTATCTGCTTTTGATGTATTAAATAGCAATACAGGTATTTCTGATATATTGGCTGTATCTGACTTTGTTATGCCTACCTGCTTTACATCGCTTTCTGACATGGCGAGACCTTCTTCTTTCCCGAGCCCAGTCGCCAAAGATTCACTGTCTGTAAAACCATAAGAGTCAGTAAAGTCCCTAATAAATAAAATACTTTTTTGTAAATTCTCTGACAGCGTGGCTGTGTCTGATATACCCTTACCAATATCTTTAACTTGATCTAAATCCAAGACCCCAACAGAATCAGATTTGTTTGGCTGTATATCAAGAACAGGAACATCTGCTATAGAAACAACCTGGACCTGTGGTGAATCATATTGAGACGAGAAGTATAGATTTTTAGTTTCTGCATCTAAAAACAAAATCGCATTAAGATCTACATAACTAGATGATGTCTTAAGGTTAACAAACTGTAAGAGAGCAGAAGGATCGCTAGATAATGATAGGGATGCTAGTTTCTGTCTTGTGGCTGTAATGTGTAGAGACGAATACTCTAAAGTAAACTTTATAGCCATTAGTCAAAATCATCTCTCACACTTAATTTAATTAAGTCATTAACAGTTTGTATATTACCGCCTGATGTTGTGTACTCTACCTCAGCCTCAAAGAACCCTGCCTCAGAAAATGTGTCTGCTGGAAACAGCATACTTACCTTGCCCGCCGAGGCATCTGTAATTGTTGCAGTGATGGTTTTTAATATAGTTGTAGAACCTATTTGTCTTATTCTAACTAAGACAGTTCCTCCTGTTATATTTATAGGAGCAAATGTCGCTGGGTCTTCTTGATCTAGTGTTTGACCAGACGCTGCTGTGTTGCTGTCCTTTAAAGTAATGGTAAGCTCTGGGAGTGTATCTCCTTTTACCAATTTAATTGTTTCTGAATAAGCCATTATACAAACTCCTGATACTTAACAGTTAGAGGTGCTCCAACTCCACCGTATTTAGATTTTCTTACTGCAAGTGCCTCACCTTTATCATACATTCTTTTATTAACATCTGCTGCCTGAAGATCAGTCCAAGGACTATCTTTCATCATTTGCAGTCTATATAAGGCACCATGAATTATTGTTTCCTTGTATTCATTGATAATTATACTAGGAACCGTTGTTGCTGAATGAGTTGGTTTTAAACTATATAAAACATACAAAGTCTCATTCTCTTCTGGGGTTGGGGCAAATAAAATAGTCTCTTGATCCTTTTGCGTATAATATCTTATTCTACCAGCACCATAAAAATTAAATATAGAAACACTTCCTATTTGAGATTTAGCCTCCAGCGGAGATAAACTTTTTTTAGACAATGATGTTGTTGATGGTGAAGAAGATCTAAATATATCTAATATATGATTTAACTCAGCTCCCGCTGGTATATCTAAATTATCAGACTCATATTGATTTATATTTTGTATTGTTAAAAATGGTGTTAAGTCCTGAACATAAATATCTGTATTAACACAAAAATCAATTATAGTATTTCTTAACTCATCAAGAATAACTGCCCTTGGACAACTGGGTGCCTCCCTTTTTACTTTAGGGATAAGGGTGTCTATTTTTTTTGATACTGCCATTTATTACTCTGATGGTGTAGCTGGTCTTGGTGTTGCCCCAGCATCTACTTGTTGTTTGATTCCTAAAGCATTCTGAAAGGTATTAAAGTAATTTGCTGACTTCTGTAAGTCCCCAGCGTATTCAGTATCTTTCTGGTATGCTCTATATAAAATATAATCTAATATTGCGTTTGCGTAAACATCATCTAGCTCTATTGTATCTGTGTCAGATGTAAAATTACTAATTGTTATATCCAAAGGAGATGCACTATAAACAACTTCTATTGTGTTTCCAGATGTTGATGGGTACGGATACACATAGAAATTTTTTGGATCTATAGGGTTATATACATAATGTTCAACAAATGTGGATGTTGTGTTATACCAATCATCTATTTGATCGTCTAATATTTTTCTTTCTATAAGTGTTATGGGATTTGTTTCTGGAGATATATTTTTATAAATATCTATTAGTCTTAAAGCTGAACTTGGTAAGGTTTGCTTTGAGCTCTCGGCTAAAGTAAAGGTTTCGTTGTTTGTTTTTGCATCAGGTCTAAAGAGGACTACCTCTCTTTGAGCATCATTTAAATAGTCAAGCAACTCCTGTTGAGACCATCTAACATTTGTAGGGTCTTGTAGTATTTGCTCAGCCTTATCAATGACATCTATAACCTTTATGGTTGCCATTTATAATCCTAGTTTTTCTTTTTCTTCTTTTGATAATTCAGATTTTTTCCAAACAAATTCCCAATGCTCTTCTCTATGCCTAGGATTCCATGGCACAATTTTTCCGTATTCACTTCTTGAAGCAATTGGATCTTTGCCTTCTTTAACAACCTCAACCTCTTCTACAACTTCTACTGAAGACTCTAATGAAGAAAACTGTTGTTCTAAATCTGCTAACTTATCTTTTGGGTTCAATGAGACATTAAAATTTTCTTTTGCTGCCTTTATTAATTCATCTTTTGTCATAATTTTCTCACTATAATTTAGATGCCTATAAGGTATCACAAATGTAGTAATTCAATCTAGTGGGATTTACATAAAAAAGGGAGCCGAAACTCCCTTTATAGCAATAGCTAATATTAAGCAGTTTGAAGCTTAAATTCACCGATAGCTGTTGGTAAGATTACTTTGTAACCGTATACAGCTAAACCTCTAACGCCATCACCGAATGAAGACTCAAGTCTTACAGTTTCAGTGTTAGTCATTTGAGAAGCATAAGCAACAGCTTTAGGATGCCCATACAAACCAGATGTTACTCCAGATGTTGTGCTTAGGTTGTTAGATACATACATATTGAATCTATCAACCGTACCAATAAAGCCATTTCTTAATGGAGATACATTATCACCAGTTAAGTATGCTTGTCTTAGTTCTGATTGCTTTAACACTGTTGCAACAGCAGGGTTGATGATCATGAATCTTCCGTCTTCTGGAATATTGTTTTCATCAAGCTGTTGACCAGCGTCTAAGATATGACCTAGAACACTTGAAGATGTAATGTTAGCAGGTGTACCGTTGATGTCTGTTAAAGACGAACCAGCCGCTACGTTTGCGAACACATCTTGCTCGATAGCGATTTTCATGTTTTGAGCTGCGTCATTAGCTGCTTCGTTCATGAAGTCGATATCTGCTTGTTCTCTTAAGATATCGTCAACTTTAAAAGCATAGCTTTTAGCCTTGTTGATATCTAGTTCGATAGTAGATGAAGTTACATCACTATATGAAATAGACCCAGAATAGTCAGCTACTGATACAGCAGGAACTGTTCTGATGTTTACTTTGTTACCTAACCCTGAGATTTCTCCTTCGTACTCGTTAGTTGTTACTTCAGACAACATGGTCTGAGCATAAAACTTAGCTTGTAACTTCTTAGAGAAGACTTCAGGTATAAAATGATTTTCACCAGCTGCAAAGCTAAAGCTTCCGCTTGAAGATGAATATGCCATAATTATTTCCTTTTTTTATTAAATTAAAATTAATAGCAACAAATTAATTAGGGCTGGACTCTTCCATCGGCATAAGCTTGATCAATTTCTTTCTCATGCTTTCTAAACTGTTTATCAGAAAGTTTACCAATTTCAGTTGCAGTCCAAATTCTTTTACTGCTACCTACATTTTGCTTCCGGGCTTTAGAGAGTGAAGGTTCAACATTTTGTTTCGCCTTTTCTACTAAATCCTCTTTGGAGGCTTTTTTGGATATCAGACCTAAATCAGTTTTATATTTTGTTAAGAGGGATATTACATCCTGTGCATCACCTTCGCTTGCCGCACTCTGCCACATCCTAGACTGTCTGCCTAACCATAAAGTGAAATCTTCACTAGATGATACTGACTTCCAATCCGCATGAGCTTCTGCTATAGCTCCGTAATGCTTCTTATCTGCTTCTTCTTGTTGAGCCTTCAAGACCTCTTCAGTTGCCTGACTTACTTTTTGATCAACAGATGCGATGCGAGCATCAACATATTTCTGAAGTGGTTTCACTATCTCTGGGTAATCTTTTGCAATCTCACCAAGATCCACATTCACCTCTTCCTTCTGCTGTTCAATCCGAGCCTCAGACTTCATTACTTCCATAGCTTTGATTTTATTATCCATCTCAGCTATTTTAGATTCGAGTTCTTTCTCTCTCTGGGTAGCCTTGGTCATTCGTGCCTGAGCATTCTTATACCTTTCTTCCCACTGTTCCGCAGATAACAAACCCTTATCAGATTTATTGTCTTCTTCCTGAATCTCTTCTTCTTGCTGATCAGATGCTTCTTCAGTTTCCTGAGATTCATCGGGTAAAGTTTCAGCATCCTCTACAACTTCTTCCGGGGTGTCATCGACTTCAGCCTCTTCGGTAGCTAACCCTTTGGCTTCTGGCTCTGATTCCGTCTGAGAGTCTTCAATATGCTTCAACATCTCATCAGCTTCTTTTTCAAGCTTTTCGGCGATTAACTCGCCTTTAGTTTTTTCTCTTTCCATTTTTACGGTCCTTATTTGGGGTGTCGATAAAAATTATTTATATATGTTAGGTGTTTCCTTTCGGGAGCCTAACGAGTTGATTACTTTGTCAGCAATCAAATCTAAAGATACAATATATTTAAGAATGTCGCAACGACCTTGACTAAAGCGGTAGTCCTCCGTTATTTCCAACTGGTCCCGCTCCATTTGGCGGAGCAACTCCATTTCTTCCATCAGGACCGACCATTCCTTCGGCATTTTGGACTTGATCAACTTGACCGCCTTGCTGGCTGGCAAGGATAGCTTGTTGTAGTGCTTGCTCATCTGCTAACTCCTTTTGTGATTTAATAACTTCCTCTGGGTCAATGTCTAATGACTTTGCAATATCAGTTAATAGTTTTTCACGATCAACCATCTGTGCATCAAGAGGATTATTAATAAGAGAAAGAAACTGTAGCAATCTTTGTGACTGTACTTCTTTCTGTATTAGGGCTGTGGAACCTTTGGCTACGACACGCATGTCTGATTTAACTAACTCGTCTTCATTCCAAGTCATGTTCCAATCATATAAAGATCGTATCATTGGTTTAGTTAAATAGTCGTCAATGTTTTTAATTACGGACTTTAATACAATGTTCGCATTACTCATTAATATAGAAATACCTGTAGCGGTTCTATTTAATGAACTTTGCGTTTGTCCGTGGGTATAAGATGGCAATGCTGTAGTCTCGTCTGCGAATCTTCTGAATAGTTCAATAACAGAAACTAACGCTGGTGAGTTTGATTGAGGTTGATAGAATCTAACCATGGGCTGATTACCATCCCCACCCTCTCTTAGGAATACTCTCCAAGGATATAGCTCTGTTGGATCTTCACCTGAAGCCATGATATCAGTGTTAACTTCAACCATAGGACCAGATGACAATGCTACATTATCTAAGTAGATTCTTGTTGCAGCATTCATTGTGTTTTGTGAATCACGCATCATTCTAGGAACTCCTGTTCCCCAGAAGGCGTGTGGATTTTTTTCATATGGGAAAATAAAGTATGGAATGATTTGTCCCGGCAATGGATTAAGTTGAGCTTTAATAACCTTACCTGATGTTATCCATATGTTTGCACTATACTCTTGAGCCAGATCATCGTCTTTATTAAATTCTACACCAACCTCTTCTAGGTCATATCCATTTAATGAACCCCAAAACTCTAAGACCTCAAACTTGTTTGTGTCTGTGGTTCTATCGTTAACATTGGCTATCTCCCTTCTTGATTTTTCATGCTGTGCTTCATCATGATTTCCTTCAGGATTCATTTCAAGACACTCATTAATTAAATCAATATTAAATCCGGGATAGTCTTTTAGATCTACAAACTCTTGTCTTGAGATTACATGTCTTCTAAATATATCACGCATATCTTCCATAGAAGTTGCGAAAGGATCAGGATATAAATCAAATATAGATACAGCCTCCATTTCGGGGGCAGGACTTTCTTCGTAAATTAAATTAAATCCATCTTCTGATTTTACCCACCTATGATCTTTATCTACCCTAAGCGTACCAGCCTTCATAGCACCAGTACCAAATATAACTTGTTCCATGATGGCATCTTTCATTTTGCCTTCAAGGTTTCCTTCTATTGCTTGGTCGAGAATGGCTTCTTCCATATTCTCAACACGCATCTCTGTTTCTTTTTCAAGATCTTCTTTAAGTTCTTGCAGTCTTGCTTGGATAAGATCATCGACCAAACCGGGGTCAACGACCTGTGCTGCTTGCATAATTTCTAATGCTGCTTGTTCGGTAAGTTCTTGCTCAACGAGGGGTTGTTTTACAATGGGGGTTGATTCAATAGAAAAGAATTTTTGACCCGGTTGAAATAATAGATCTGTCATTCTTGAGAATGCGGCTAATACTTTTGTTCTAGTTAAGCCTACATAGACTTGAGATCTATCTCCCTTGGATTGTATCTGTGCTAAAACCTCTGGATCATATTGACCCATGAATGCTCTTAGATCTTCAATCCAATCATCCTCTATATCATCGCGAGCATCTTTATACTCGGTGTACTTTGACTCTAATATCTGTCCAAGGGAATTAAGCTCGTGCTGCTCTTGATCGTCTGTATCTACAGCTGCTGATATTCCTTCAGGTCCTAAATCTTTATCTATATCCATTTAAAAAAATTGTTTTCTCACCTGTTTAAAATTCTGTCTATGTTTCCTTGGCATACTATTTAATCCAAACAAAGCAATAGCGTATGCCATTATTCTATCATCAAAACACCCATGTTGGGCATTTGATATTCCTCTTGCGTCTACGACATAAGTTCTTAACTCATCTATGAGCTCTTGATCTACTATACCACTTTCTCCTTGTCGTAGTAAGTGTGCTAAGTTATCAATAATTAATGGCTTTGTCTTGCTGGTTGTTAAGAAACCTGCACGTCTTGTCAACTTATCTGTATATGCATGATCAACAGTTTGCTGAACATACAAGTTTGGATAATTTAATTCTTGTATTTTTCTTATAGTAGTTAGACCATGATTATTTCTTTCAATAAGTGTCCACGCTTTATTATAATAAATTCCAATCTTCGCAACGATGGACGCGAGATCGAAGGGGTCTACATGACCAGACCAAGTTGCAACTTGATAGCCCATATGATCTAGCACCTGTATGCACGAATAGTCTCCGTGCTCCAAGCCCTCCGCAACATCTACTCCTATACAATATCTTAAAGAATCCTTTGGATTCTCGAAAATTTTTAGGAGCCCCTTTTCGTGAGGAACAAAATCTGTATCACGCACGTCAAATCGGGAAACTGGGGTATAGCACTCTACTGCTGCTTGATCTATATATTTGGGCTCAACAAATAATCTTCCTGTTGTGAGAAACGCTTCTTGCGGGGTAGAGGGATATTCCTGCCTAAACAAATCCTCCCCACCAAGTTCTTGCATTTTTAATCTTCTAAACATTATCTGCTCATCGTCTAGATTAAACATACGTTTTACATCTTCCTCCTCACGCTCTAATTCAAAATACTTATCTACCTTCCTGCGATAATCTGGCATCATGTACCATGGAATAAAACATATTTCCCACTCTCCCTCTCCACGCAAGGCTCTCATGCATGCTTCATAAAACCATCCGCCTGCTCCATTCGCCGTAGACTCTAATAATATTTCTGACTCCGCTTCGGGGACTGTCTGTAGTAGCCCGGGGATAATATCTGAGTTAGGATAAAAGGCTACCTCAGATCCGTGTAAATAGTTTGTTGTCCAACCACGACCAACCTCGCCTGTTCGGGCAGTAGCTATTCTCCATCTTGATCCGTGAGTAAACGCCATGGAATTACTTGTAGATTCTTTAAGCTCTGGTATAACTAACGGATGCGGTAAATTATCATAGAAGTTTCTAACCATTCCAAAGATAGCTTTAGTGGATTCATTAAGATGGGATACAACAACAGCGTTCTGATTCTGTGCGGTAACTGTCTTCCAAAATCCTCTTGCTTGGCAATAGGTCGATATACCTGTTTGACGGGACTTTAAGATGAGGATTCTCACCCTGCCATGATGAGCATATTGCTCATTGATCATATCGTCTAATAATTGCTGTGCTCTGTTAAATTCAAAGGGTATTAATTTACCTTGTTTGTCTATGATCTTAAGACAGTTCTTCGCATAAATATGCAAATTCGTTTTAAAGGTTTTTATAATTTTTTGAATTTCAGTTTTTTTATTTTTAGCTTCCAAAAAACATGCCCCCCCTATTGGTATTTTTTATATTTTGGGAAAGGGAAGGGAGGGGATATATGGGTATATGTATATGAGGTACCGTGGACAGCACTCCCCCCTGTGTGATTCGTACGCGGTTTCTTCATATGCGGTCTTTTTTTGCGGTTTTAAAGTATCGCCTTAATTAAGCGAGTCTTTTTTGTTTAAATCTAAGCTTTCAAACCAATCCGATTCGCTCATATTTACCTCTAACTTTTGTTTATCATCTATCATATGGTAATACTTCATGAGCAATTCTAAGGCTTTGAGACGGCTTCCGCCTGTGTGTCCTGCTACATCGCCTAGGGCTTCTTCTTT